GGCTTTAAATTTTTCAGATCACTTTGCTCTACGAAGTAATGGATTTCATCAATCAAACTTTGTTCTCAAAGTATACTGAAAGTAATGTAGATACAATTCCTTATCTTTTGGGTCTTATTCTTGCATTAACTAATGGATCAAGAATACTTAGATTCATTAACTCATTCATAATCATATGTAAGCACATAGTGACTACGTCTAAATCAGCTATTGACAAAATGAGAAAAATTAATAATTCGGAACATAACACAAAGAATGCGCATGAAGAATATGAAGAGGTAATGAAGCAGATAAGAGAAATGCGTATTCATATGACTGCATTGTTTAATAGTTTACATGATGATAATGTTAAATGGAGAATGAGTGAATCTATTCGCAGAGAAAAGAAACATGAAATGAAGATGAGTGATAATAGAAATGAATTCAAACATTCACATAATGATACAAATATATGTGAAAAATCTGGATTAGAGACGGAAGTTTGTCTATGAAATCCCTGCGCTTCCTGCTGGTGAACGGACGCCATCCCGTTCATTTCTAGCGAGTAGAGAAAAACATTGTACCCGAAACGCTGAGTTGAGGATCAATGTAGATATGAAAAATTCATGTGGCT